GAGTTTGCCCAATGCTGAAGCATTTGCCAAGGGGTTACCAATACCAGGCGATGCCACAGGCTCAATACAAGCGGCCTTTTCAAGTGCGGTACGTGATGGTGCATTTGCAGTAAATCTAGTCAACACCAAAATACCCACAGCATTCAAGCAACAAGATATTCCTATTCCCAAGATAGATACAGTGAATCGTGCCACACTAGATGCGGCCAGCACCAGAGTTGTCGGTGATGACAAAATACCTGTTCCTAGTTATACCGCTAACGCCAATACAGGAAATGGTATAGATTATGTTAACAAGGCCACAGTGTTTCTCAATGAATATCTTAATCCGTCGGGTCGCGGGTTTCAAGCCTTGCTCGAAAAGATAGCGGCTTTACAAAATCAACAAACAATTACACAGGCGCAATATGATGCAGTAAATTCTGAGCGAGATGCCATACGCAACACCTACAACATCAACGGCGCCCCCAAAGCAACAGAACTAGGCGAAATATACAACTCATTATCAGAAACAGAAAAACGTGCGCTTGCTGGACCGTATATGTTGCGTAACATAGCAGACAAAGTACTAGCAGGGGCTGCCTTGTCTCGAGAAACAGGGCAACAATTAAAGGCATTGAGTCTCAAGATTGAAGGTCGCGGAGAGGGTGAATAAGCACCCATAAATACTATATGGCACAAACATTCATTGGATTCAACACACAAAATCAGTACAAAAAGTTCACGCTCACGGACTTTGCACTTATCAAACGTGACTTGCTAAACGCATTTAACATACGTCAAGGTCAGTTACCTGGTCGTCCTGCGTATGGCACAGTGTTGTGGGACTTCTTGTTTGAGAATCAATTGGAAGAATTACAAACCGGCATAGTTACAGAAGTACAACGTGTGGCCGGCGGCGACCCACGTATCTACATCAGTAACACACAAGTGTTTCCTCAAGAGAACGGTATACTACTTGAAATTGAATTGCAAGTAATACCAAGTGATAACGCTCAACGATTAAGTATTTTCTTTGACTTACAGCAACGCTCAGCGAGTTATGTATAAACTAAGCCGTTTTTGAATCCCATAAATAAACAATAGAGGCTCAGTACAATGGCAAAAACAACTAGACAAACGGCGATATTTGGTGTAGAAGATTGGAAACAGATCTATCAAACCTATCGCGAAGCAGACTTTCAAAGTTATGACTTTGAAACTTTGCGCAAAAGTTTTGTTGATTATCTGCGTTTGTACTATCCAGAAACGTTCAATGATTATATTGAGTCGTCAGAATATATTGCTTTACTAGACGTTATTGCGTTCATGGGACAAGCACTTGCATTCCGTACAGACCTAAACACTAGAGAAAACTACATAGACACTGCCGAGCGCCGCGATAGTGTAGTACGTTTGGCTAATCTGGTTAGTTACACCGCTAAACGTAACATTGCCGCACAAGGACTTCTCAAAGTATTTTCGGTCTCCACAACAGAAAACGTTGTGGACTATCAAGGTGTAAATCTAGCAAATTTTACAGTGAATTGGGCAGATCAAACCAATCCTGATTGGCAAGAACAATTCACAGCAATCATCAACGCCAGTTTGGTAGACACACAAAAAGTTGGACGTCCGGGAAACAAGCAGACACTACTAGGGGTAGTCACCAGCGAGTATGGTATCAACTTGGTTCCTGGATATTTGCCTGTTGTGCCTTATACTGCCACAGTGGATGGTGTAAGCATGCCGTTTGAGGCCATGACATCTACATCAGTTGGCGAAACTTATTTGTACGAGCCACCGCCACAGGCCAATGTACCATTCAATGTGTTGTTCCGTAATGATAGTTTGGGTTTCCAAAGTGCTAACACTGGCTACTTTTTTATGTTCAAACAAGGGGTGCTCCAAAATCAAGATTTCAACTTGGCCGAAAAAGTCAGCAACCGCACAGTGAACATCAATATTGAAGGCATCAACAATGAAGATCGTTGGCTATTTCAATTGGACAATGTTGGCAACGTCAATCGTGAGTGGGCATATACTGAAAATATTTACTCTGCTGGTGCAGAACAAGTGGGTACAACACTACGTCCCATCTATTCAGTTACTTCAAGAACCAATGATCAAATTACCATGGTTTTTGGTGATGGGGTGTTCTCTGAAATCCCAGTAGGCACATTCCGTGCGTATGTTCGCGCAAGTAACGGGTTGCAATACATTATTAATCCTGAAGAAATGCAGGCTGTGACAATTCCAATTAGTTACATTAGTCGTGCAGGTAATCTCGAAACATTAACATTCACCTGTGGTATAACACAACCAGTTAGCAACAGTCAGGCTCGTGAAACCATTGACGCTATCAAGCAACGTGCTCCTGCACGTTATTACACACAGGATCGCATGGTTAATGGCGAAGACTACAATCTTTTCCCATACACACAATACAACTCAATTGTCAAGAGCAAGGCCCTTAACCGTGCGTCAATTGGCACAAGTCGTTATTTGGACTTGGTTGATAACACAGGCAAATACTCTAGTACAAATACATTTGGTAGCGATGGTGGGTTATGGGAACAAAATATTCTTCCTACCATCTTGTTTTCGTGGGCTAATCGCAATGAGATTGCTGACTTTGTTACCAATCAAGTTCAACCAGCAATTGCACAAACTACCATGAGACAGTTTTATTACGAAAACTTTCCTAGAGTAAGTGCAGATACCTTGCCCACATATGGCTCTGTCACTTGGGTGCCTGGCGCAAGTTGGACTCAAAGTACCACACTGGCTAATGAAACCACAGGATATTTTAAAAATGGGGTGTATTCAATTGCTTGGCCTACAGGGTCTCCCATTCCAGTAGGTACCACTACAACCACAGCATTCAAGTATGTGGCGGTAGGCAGCCTGATCAAATTCGTTCCTCCTACAGGTCAATACTTTGACAAGAATAATAAACTACAAACAGGAGTACCCACTTCTGCAGATCAAAAGTTAGAAATTTGGGCCAGTCCACTTAGTATAGTTGGTAGTGGTTATAACAACGGCCTTGGCAATTTGCCCTCTGGCGCAGGTCCAGTGGCACTCAATAACTTTATACCAACTGGTGCATTGGTTGACACAATCATTCCATTATTTGTTACTGACCTACCGGTGAGTATAGAACAAAGCATTGCTGAACAAATTTTATTAAATCGAAACTTTGGACTGGGCTACGACAACAACGGTGATATTACTGGTACTCCTTACTCATGGTATCTAATTACCAGCACTAACTTGGCCCCAGAGAATGTTACCACCTGGAGTCAACAGTATGCCGGAAACACATCGGGACAAAGTCTAGATGCATCTTGGTTGATAAAGTTTGTTGTACAAAATCAAAATTACACAACCACCTTCCGTGGACTGGCTTATTATTTTGGGTCAGTACTACAAACACGTTTCTTTTACTATGACGGCGGACAAATTTATGACAGCCGCACAGGTACAGTTATCAAAGACTTTATCAACGTATTGGCGGTCAATACTAGACCCGATTCTACAGATCACCTGCCCGGCGATATCACAATGACCATTACTGGACAACCTGTAGAGAGTGATGGATACGTTGATGACTTCCAAGTCTTGGTTGGATATCGTGACTCGGATAATGATGGTGTGCCAGACAACCCAGATTTCTTTAATGAAATAGTAGCACCCACTGTCAATTCCACACAGAAATATGTTTACTTACAAAAAACAGTGGACTTTGACAATCTGCAACGTTATCTACTGGTAGAACCTGACGTGGTTGTGAGTGACTATGCCACATATGATGAGATTGAATTGCAAAAAAGTTCCTGGACCCCGGGACAAGTTTTTTATGCCTATACTGATCTAGCATTCTATCAGTTGTCTATCAGCGTTACTGGTGCAAGAACATTGGTCAATGTTACTGACGAATGGATTGCACGTACCGGACGTCAAGCATTGTACTATCAATATCGTCATAACGCACCACTGACCACACGTATTGATCCAGGTACAACCAACATTATTGACTTGTATGTTGTGACTTTGAGTTACTATACCGCATATCAAAATTGGATTCGTGATACTACAGGAACTGTAGTCGAACCAGAGGTGCCCACAATTGATGAATTATCAACGGACTATCAAGGCCTACAAAATTACAAGATGTTGAGCGACAATATTATTTTGAATTCAGTCATATTCAAACCTCTGTTTGGTGAAAAAGCCGCTCAAGAATTACGTGCCACAATCAAAGTGATTCGTGCGCAAGGATCCACAGCCAGCACAAGCGAAATCAAGAGCAGTGTGGTAGCCTCAATGAATTCATATTTTTCAATTGACAAGTGGAATTTTGGCGACACGTTTTACTTCTCAGAACTTGCGGCATATCTGCACAGAGAACTTGGAACTATTATCAGTTCAGTAGTAC